GTTGGGAAGAAATCTATAACATTGAAGTAATCGGCAACATCCACGATACCCCGGAACTTTTGAAGGAGGACTAAATGAACGGAAATAAAAAAATGACTTTCCCGGAGTTTTGTAACAGGTTAAAGGAGGACAATGTTATTATTGGCGATGATTGGCACATCTACCGTGCAGATGGCAGACCATTAAGCCGAAGAGCGAAAAACGGGTATTATGTGCTACGCAAAATGTATGATCATCAGGCATATTATTTTTGCGAGCATCGGGTTATTTGGTATTTTTGTTATGGTGATATTGACGAGGGGCTGCAGATCAATCACAAAGACTTCGATCGAGGGAATAACCATATTGAGAATCTTGAGCTTGTTAGTGCTAAAGAAAATATAAACTATACTAAAGACGCCGGAAGATTAAATACCGCTAAAGGCGAGAACTCTGGCAAAGCTTTGTTCACCAACAAAGAAGTGCAGGCTATACGCTATTTGAAAGAAAAAGGTTGGACTAAAGAGGCTTTAAAGGACTTGTTTGGCATTAAGTGGGGAGTAACCCTTAATAGGATTCTGAACGGCGCAAGGTATGGTGATGTGGCAGATGCGGCTGATATTGTTGCCATTTATCCGGCTATCGTTGACAGGACTTGGAATAAGAATCTTGATAGCAAAGACAGACTTAATAATGCTTTGCTTGGTATAGGTGGCGAGGGCGGCGAACTAAAGGATATGTTTAAAAAGTATTTTTATCATGGGCATGATCTTGATGTGAACCATGCGATGCTTGAACTTGGCGATATTCTTTACTATGCGTGTGCTTTGTGTAATGAGCTTGGAATTGATTTCTCGGAAGTGATGTATGCAAATATGGACAAGCTCAACGAGCGTTACCCAAGTGGATTTTCTGCCGAACGAAGCATCAACCGGGCAGAGGGCGATGTATAGGAGGCTGCTATGAAAGTACAAGTAATTGCGCATACTCCCGATCCGGAGGAAATTGTGGCTGCGGCAGCCAGGCTTTGTTATTCTCCTAAAGGTGCAACAGAGCTTTTAGAAAACTTCTCTCCGGATCAGGTAGAAAAGTTTGTTAAGAAGCTGGTGAGCCTGGGTCATGAATCGCCAATGGAGCATGTATCTTTTACCTTTGCTATTGAAGGGATCAGCCGGGCCTGTTCGCATCAGTTGGTGCGGCATCGTGTGGGTGCTTCCTACTCCCAGAAATCCCAGCGATATGTAAAAGAAAATCAGTTTGATTATGTTATTCCGCCGAGCGTGAGCCGTAATGAAAAAGCAAGGAATTTTTATGAAAGTGCTATGGCCTATGCGCAGGCTGCGTATGGTTATTTGCTGATGGAAGGTGTCCCGGCTGAAGATGCACGCTTTGTGTTGCCGAATGCGGCTGCTACCAGTTTGGTTGTTACTATGAATGTCCGCAGTTTGTGGCACTTCTTTGAGCTTCGTTGTTGCACTCGTGCTCAATGGGAAATCCGGGCATTGGCAAACGAGATGCTCAAGCAGGTGCGTGAAATTGCTCCCCTGCTGTTTGATAAGGCCGGTGCTACTTGTGATTCTATGGGTATCTGCTTTGAGGGCAGTATGTGTTGTGGCAAGTGTAAGAATGTTGTAGAGAGATAAACAGGAGACAAACATGAAACGAAAAGAGATATTGAAAGCAGCAGAAAAATGTGTGTGCGGTGATCGTGAGCAGGATTACGGATCTCCGGAGGACAACTTCGCCAGGATCGCCAGGCTGTGGGAAGCGTATTGTGATGTTAAATTCACGGCAAAAGACGTGGCTATTATGCTGATATTGTTAAAAGGTGCGCGTATTGCTTCCGGCCATGCTAAAGAAGATAACTGGATTGATATAGCTGGCTACGCTGCTTGCGGAGGTGAAATAGAAAGTGGAGAAAGTTTGTAAAGGCTGCGGCAAGGTATTTGAAGCCAAACATGGATCGCAGGTGTATTGTGAATACTGCAAGCCGAAAAAGGAAAAGGCTGTGCTGCAGGAGCTAACCTGCCCTGTTTGCGGTAGAGTGTTTTGGCAGAAAAACTCCAAGCAGAAGTATTGCTGCGTGGTTTGTTTTAATAACCGCAAGAAGGTTAAGAAAGACGGTTACATTGATACGCTTAATACACTGAGCTATGAAGCATACGCACAAAGCAAGCTGGCGCAGTGTGTGAGGATCGCAAAGGAAGCCGGCATGACATACGGCCAGGCTGAGAAAGCAGGATTGTTTAAGGACGTTAAGTAATGCGACAGAGGTGGCAGGTGTGAGCGAGGTATTTAAAAGACGGCTGCAGACGCTAAGAGAGCGACGGCGAATGAGCCGCAAAGTGTTATCTGAGTTATGCGGCCTGGCGCCTGATGCCGTGAGAAGGTATGAACGTGGCGAGGCTGAGCCGACAATGGAAAGCCTGGTGGCGTTGGCGGACTTTTTGGAAGTGTCGCTGGATTATTTAGTTGGGAGGGATTAAAAATGTTCTGGAAGAAGGTCAAAGACATCAGACAGTTAGTGTTTGATTTAGAGGCGACGAATAGGCGTATTGATGCACTGGAAAGAATGGTGATTGAAAAACACGAAACGCACAAAGGTATCGAGAAGTATTATGTGAGCTTGATAAACGATAAGGTTAAAGAAGCGACGAAGGCGGCCGTAGCCGAAATGTTACATCATCCTATCGAAATGACTATTGAGGATATTGAGAAGGCATTTAACCACAAGGTTAAGATTGTTGGATAATAACGAGAAAATAGAGAAACCCCGGATGGATTATACCACCGGGGCTTTTTCTTTTATGAGATCTGCGACAAGGGCTACAAGATCATCCGGTGTTACCGAGTGGATAAAAGCCTGGATCTCATTGCGGACTTCTTCAACTGTGGTGTTGTTCTGCTCTGCTACAAGTTGCAGTGCGTGTAATACTCTGTTGTCCATAACCTCACCTCCTGCCTGGATTATAGCACTACCCTTGCGCGGTCTGTGTCGGAGTGTGTCGAGGTGTGAAAAAAATTTTTGCAAATACTCTTTTAAGGGGAATTTTCCTACAAATTTGAGTTACGGTGTATATGTAGATTTGTGAGAAGCGAGGTGAAACGGCATGGCAGAAAAGCCTCAGAAACGGGCAGAAAACGGCACTGACAGGGATAGTAAAGGCAGATTTGTTAAAGGTAACTGCGCTAACCCTGGCGGCAGACCAAAGAAGCCTGTTGAGCTTGAGCTATATGCGAAGGAAGCACCGGCAAGGCTGAAGGCTATTGCTGATGATCCTAATACGCCTGTTAAGGTTAGAGCTGATATTGAGCGTTTCTTTATTGAGCAGGTGTACGGCAAAGCAGCACAGGCTGTGGACGTGGACGGCAAGATGGAAACCGGCGGCAAGACGGTGATTGAGTTTAGGGGAGATATCGCAGAATGGGCGAAGTAATGGAGCCTTTAATCTTTAAGCACCTGCGCGAGGAAGTGCCTAACCCGAAACAGATTGAATTCTTCAAAGCTACTGCAAAGCACATTGGATATGGCGGCGCGCGTGGTGGTGGCAAGAGCTGGTCCGGCAGGCGTAAAGGCGTAATGCTCTGTATGAACTATGACAACCTTAAAGGATTGTTATTACGACGTACAATGCCGGAGCTGAGGAACAACCACATTATCCCGCTTATGAGTGAGTTGTACGGATATGCGAAGTATAACAGTGATCAGCGAGCTTTCCTATTCCCTAACGGCAGCCGCTTTATGATGGGCTACTGTGATAATGAAGGCGACTTGCTGCAATACCAGGGACAGGAGTTTGACTTCATCATATTTGAGGAAGCGACACAGTTTCCGGAAGAATGGATCACTTTTATTTGTACCTCCCTCCGTACTACGCGCACAGACTTTAAGCCGCGTGTGTACTACACGATGAACCCCGGTGGCGTGGGCCATGAGTTCATTAAGCGCATATTCATTGACCGTAATTATAAGGACGGCGAAAACCCGGACGATTATGTTTTCATCCAGGCTACTGTATATGACAACAAAGTGCTGATGGAAGCTAACCCGGAATACATAGACATGCTGAAAGCCTTGCCTGAGCATAAGCGTAAAGCTCACCTGGACGGCTGTTGGGATGTTTACGAAGGCCAGGTGTTTGAGGAATTTAGAAATGACAGCGACCATTATGAGGATAGATTGTGGACGCATGTTATTGAGCCATTCGATCCACCGAAAGGCTGGACGATCTGGCGCAGCTTTGACTTTGGTTATAGTAAGCCCTTCTCTTGTGCTTGGTGGGCTGTGGACTATGACGGCAGGCTGTATCGCATCTTGGAATTGTATGGTTGTGTGAAGAATGAGCCGGATACGGGTGTTAAATGGTCCCCGGATGAGATATTCAAAGAGATCCACCGGATTGAAGTTGAACACGAGTGGTTAAAGGATAAGCACATCAATGGTGTGGCTGACCCGGCGATCTGGGATGCTTCTCACGGTGTATCAATCGCAGAGACAGCCGAGAAGTACGGTGTGTACTTTGATAAAGGTGATCACAAGCGAATACCCGGCTGGATGCAGATGCACTACCGCCTGCAGTTTGACGAGAACGGCATACCGATGATGTATATCTTCTCCTGCTGCAAGGCTTTTATCCGTACTATCCCGCTTTTGATGTATGACGACCATAAGCCGGAGGACATTGACACCAAGCAGGAGGATCATGTGGCGGACGAGAGCAGATACATGTGCATGGCTAACCCCATGAAGCCGGTTAAGGTGAAAGAGCGCAAACCGGAAGTATACAACCCGTTGGATGATGATAAACCCCAGCGAGATAAATATGCGTTTTATCGCAAGTATTAAGGAGGCGAAAACGTGGTTGATGTTAATACCCCCAACAGCGCAGGCAAGACCATCATGGACTATTTGCCGATGGCTGCACAACGTCTGTTGGGTAATAAACAGCCTATGCCGGAAGGAATGGCCCAGGAGCCAGCCGAGCCGGTAAGCAAGGGCCTGGACAAGAAGGATATTGACGAGGCTATTGCTACCCTGAAGAAGTACAAGGACGGCAAGCGTAACCTGGAAAGCCGCATTGTTGAGGAAGAACAGTGGTGGAAGCTGCGTCATTGGGATGTTATCGGCAGAAGCGACGCAAACAATGACAGACCGGAGCCGACCAGCGCATGGTTGTTCAACTCTATCGCTGCAAAGCACGCGGATATTATGGACAACTACCCGGAGCCGAATGTGCTGCCGAGGGAAAGAATGGACGAGCAGGACGCACAGACCTTATCCTCCATCCTCCCTGTTGTCTTTGAGCGTAATAACTATGAGGACACTTATAGTGATGCTGGCTGGTACAAGTTGAAACATGGCATCGTGGCAAAAGGCGTGTTCTGGAACAATGACCTTGAGGAAGGTATGGGCGATATTGATATTCGCTTTATCGACCTTTTGAACATCTTTTGGGAGCCTGGTATTACTGACTTGCAGGCCAGCCGCAACCTGTTTGTGGTGGCGTTGAAAGACAATGACCTGCTGGAACAGGAATACCCGCAGCTTAAAGGTAAGGTTGGCGGCCAGATCATCGACGTGAAGCAGTATGTGTATGACGATACTGTGGATGTTACTGATAAATCTGTTGTGGTGGATTGGTATTACAAGAAGCGCAACAGTGCCGGCAAGGTGGTATTGCACTACTGCAAGTTTGTTGGCAGCGAGATCATCTTTGCCAGTGAGAACGAGCCGGAATATGCCGACAAGGGCTTTTACGATCATGGCAAGTACCCTATTTGCTTTGATGTGTTGTTCCCGGAGGAAGGTACACCGGTGGGCTTTGGCTACATTTCCATTATGAAATCGCCACAGATGTACATTGACAAGCTCTCTCAGGTGATCCTGGAAAACGCTATGATGGCAGCTAAGCCGAGATATTGGGCTAAGAAAGCCGTTGGCGTGAATGAGGACGAGTTCTTAGATTGGAGCAAGCCTATTGTTCATGTTGAGGGTGATATCTCCGCAGAGCGTTTGCAGCCTATTGAGGTGCAGCAGGTAAGCGCGAATGTGCTGAATGTGCTGCAGATGAAGATCGACGAGCTGAAAGAAACATCCTCCAACCGTGATGTATCGCAGGGCAGCACCTCTGGCGGAGTAACCGCTGCTGCCGCCATTGCCGCGTTACAGGAGGCCGGCAACAAAACGTCGAGAGACCTTATCTCCGCTTCTTATCGCTCTTATACCGAGGAATGTTACCTGGCTATTGAGCTGATCCGTCAGTTCTACGACGAAACAAGATCCTTCCGTATTACCGGCGACACCGGCAAGTATGAGTACATCCAGTATAACAATGCTGCTTTGCAGGGACAGGCTATCCCGCCTGCTTATCCCGGCCAGGAGCTTGAGCCTGGTTATGTGGAGGCTACACGCCGACCGGTGTTTGACATTGTAATCAAGCCGCAGAAACGTTCTCCCTATTCCAAGATGGCGCAGAACGAGCTGGCCAAAGAGCTTTATCAGATGGGCTTCTTTAATCCGCAGCTTGCCGAACAGAGCATGACCGCGTTAGAACTGATGGACTTTGACGGCGAGGAAGGCGTTAAGGAGCGTGTTCAGCAGGGACAGACCTTGCAGAACGTGGTAATGCAGCTTATGCAGGAGAACGCCGCGTTGAAAGCAGCTATGGGAGTGCCGATGATCGGTGCCTCTGCTGCCCCTGTGCAGAGCAAAGTGCCCCAGGCAGGTGCGAGTATGGGTGCAGCACAAAAAGCCGCACAGACGCACAATATGACCGCCTACGGCGACAGGCTGGCTAAGAACGCTACGCCTAAAATGACCAATGATTAAGGCGGAGTATAGCAGAAACGGACATGAACACATTTTGTTGGTGCGTGGACATGCGGGATATTCCAAGCGTGGTACTGACATTGTGTGTGCAGCCGTTTCCGGGATTGTATATAGCTTGCTTGGGTGGCTTGAGAACAACAGCGAATACACGGATTATGTGAACGCTGAGGTGGACGACGGCAATGTGAAGATCACTTGTATTGGTGGTGTGCGTGCGGCCGTTGCACTTGAAGTAACCGCTATTGGTTTGGAACAGATCGCTGATCGGTATCCGGACTATGTAGACATTATAATTACCGGGCTTGCCGGTTGACACACGGGAACAGTCCGCGAGAAAGGAGCATGGATATCATGCGAAAAAGAAAACTGCTCAAAATCGACCTGCAACTGTTTAATGAAGGCGCGGCAGGTGGCGCTGCCGGTGATGGTGGTGCTGCGCAGGCGACCGAGGGCGCATTACCAAAGGCTGAAGTGAAACCGACCGGAAGCAGCCGCCGGTCAAGATCGGCTGAATCTAATGTGGTGTATGGCAAACAGCCTGAGCCAGAAAGTCCTGCCAGCGAGGACACAACTGCTGAGGGTAACAGCAACAAATCCGGTGTTACTACTACATCGGATAGCCTGGAAGCGAAACGTAATGCCTTTAAGGAAATGATCGAGGGCGAATATAAAGACCAGTACACTGAGATGTTCCAGCAGGCATTTAACCGACGCTTCAAGGAAGTGAAAGGTATGGAAAGCAGCCTGGCCGCACAGAAACCGATCCTGGACATGCTGATGCAGAAATACCAGATCGCAGATGGCGACGTGGCAAAACTCCAGACCGCAATCGAGAACGATAACCAGTATTGGGAGGCTGCAGCCGAGGACGCGGGATTGACCGTGGAACAATACAAGGCTATGCAGAAGTTACAAAGGGAAAACGACGAGCTGAGAAAACAGCGCCAGCGAGAAGTTGGCCAACAGCAGGCGCAGCAGCAGCTTGAAAAGTGGTATAGAGAGGGCGAAGCATTGAAATCCCTCTACCCTACCTTCGATTTCCAGGCCGAGGCTAACAACCGGGAGTTTCTGGGGCTTTTACGCTCTGGCCTGCCGGTGCAGAAAGCCTATGAGCTGATACACATGGACGAGATCAAAGAAGCGGCAGCGCGTACCGCCGCACAGACTACCGGTGCGCAGATGGAAGCCCGGATCAAGTCCAAAGCTTCAAGACCTTCCGAGAATGGTACATCCTCTCAGAGCGCCGCAATCGTGAAAAATGACGTGCATAACCTCAACCGAGCTGATCGAGCTGAGATTGCACGCCGAGTGCAGCGAGGGGAAAAGATCACATTCTAATACCATTTCCCCCGCTAATAACGAAAGGGGAATATCACAATGGAAAAATTCAAAGTAAACCTGCAGCTTTTTGCTGAGCCGAACACTCAGACCACCGCTACTCCTTCTCTCTCTCCGGAGATGAAAACCTATTACAGTGATTATCTGATTGATAATGCTGTACCCAAACTGGTGCATGATCAGTTCGGCCAGAAACATCCGATCCCGAAAAACGGCGGTAAAACCATCGAGTTCCGTAAATACAGCCCCCTGCCGAAACTGCTGACTCCCTTGACTGAGGGCGTTACTCCTGACGGCCAGAGCCTGACCGTTACCACTGTTGAGGCTTCTGTTGATCAGTACGGCGGCTATGTAACCCTGTCCGACCAGATCCTGCTGACCGCTATTGACAACAACATGGTACAGGCTACCAAACTGCTGGGCAACCAGGCAGGTGCTACCCTGGATACCATTACCCGTGAAGTGCTGAACGGCGGTACCAACGTTATCTATGCTGGTGGTGTTTCTGATCGTGGCTCTGTTACCGACAAACTGTCCGTTGACGACATTAAAAAAGCTGTACGCGCTCTGAAAACTCAGAACGCTGAGAAAATCGGTGATAGCTTTGTAGCAATCATTCATCCTGACGTAACCTACGATCTGACCAACGATCCTACCTGGCAGGCTGTTAAAGACTACGATCCGAAAGATTGGTACGAAGGTGAAATCGGTAAAATCGCTGGTGTGCGTTTCGTTGAAACCACCGAAGCAAAAATCTTTGAAGGCGGCATCTACTCTACCCTGATCCTGGGCGACAACGCATACGGTGTTACCGAGGTTGAAGGCGGCGGCCTGCAGCATATTGCTAAACCTCTGGGTTCTGCTGGTACTTCTGACCCGCTGGATCAGCGCGCAACTGCTGGCTGGAAAGCTATCAAAGTTGCTGAACGTCTGGTTGAGCAGTTCATGGTGCGCATCGAGAGTAAATCCTCCTTCTCTGATAAAGCAACCACCAACTAATAAAAGACAATGGGCTGGGCAGGTTTAACGCCTGCCCTACCCTAATACAAGGAGGAATAATTATGGCAACCAAGAAAGACGAGCAGCCCGTTAATATCAATGATGTGCAGGATCAGATTGCCGCTATGCTTGCTGATGCAAAGGCAGAAGCGCAGAAGATCATGGATGAAGCAAGAGCCGCAGCAGGCGCAAAAGCTGCTGAGGAAGATGCTAAAGCCAAAGCTAAAGCAGAAAGAATCGCTTATATGGAAGAATACGTTGAAGTTAAGCTGTTTAAAGATACCGGCAAATACAAAGACGACGTGTTTGTTTCTGTAAACGGTGAAAACTGCGTGATCAAACGTGGCGAGCGCGTGAAAATCAAACGTAAGTTCGCTGAGGTGCTGGATAACTCTGAACATCAGGATTATGAAACCAGCAAAATGATCGAGGCCGCAGTTGGCCGAGGCAAAAAAGCGGCTGCAGAGCTGTAATTACATCCTCCGCGAATCAATTTGTTCTATGACACGGCATAGAGGCAGCAATCTCAGGTTTGTTGCCTCTATTTTTATAGTAGTGAGGTGATATTTTGGCAGATTCTTTACAAATCAGAGGTGGAAACCGCGCAGGGATGCCTACCCTGCGAGCAAGGGAGCTGGCATACTGCAAGGATGAAAAAGCACTTTATGTGGGCACCGGCAGCGAGAACGTTAAGCTGTGCGCCGCAGGAGAAGCTGAAATCCTTGCCAGGAGAACAGAAGCATTGGAAAATGCAATGCCGGGTAAACTGACCGCTTCTGCAGCAGCAGCGCAGTCGGTACTGGCAGACTCCGCTGATTTGGCAGCAGTAATATCCGCACATAACGATTTGATAGAAGCACTTAAGGCAAGCGGCTTAATGCAGGCATAAGTGAGGTGATATTTTGGATAGAATCATCGAAGTCAAGGTGGCTGGCAACCACCTGACAAAAGACAATAAGAACGCAGGTGTGCAGCATGAGGCTAACGCTACTGCAATGCGCATTGAGTTTGATGCGAGCTGGGAAGGCTACGCCAAGAAGGTAACTTTTTGGGATGCTAAGGGCTTAAACCCTGTTGAGCGTACTTTGACTGCCGATCTGCTTGAGGACATTACCAAGAGCATTTTAATCTACATCGTGCCTATCCCCGGTGAGCCTATGCGCGAGGCCGGCGAGCTGACTTTTGTAATTGACGGCTGGGAAGATGGCAAACGCCAGCGATCTTTATCTGACAAGCTGACCGTAAAGCCGGCGCCGTTCATCGAGCAGGCAGACCAGCCTGTTGATCCTACACCGACCCAGGCGGAACAGTTGCAGAAGCAGATTGATACCCTGCTGGGTGATATGCAGGAACAGGCTATTATTGCTCTCACTGCTGCATCAGAAGCAAAAGTTAGTGAAGAAGCTGCAGCACAGAGCGCTGCTGAGGCTGCTTATTCTGCTGCTGAGGCAGCTACCGAGGCAAGAAACGTTGTACGCTATGCAGATGCAGCAGAACAGAACGCAACCAAAGCAGAAGCCAATGCTAACATTGCAGTGAGCGCAGCAAGCAGAGCTGGCTCAAGCGCTACAACTGCTGTGCAGAGCGCAAATGCGGCTAAGGTGAGCGAGGATAATGCTAAGGCCAGCGAGGATAATGCCAAAGCAAGTGAAGTTGCATCCGGCTTAAACCAGGCTAATGCACAGTCCTCCGAGGAAAATGCTGTACTGCAATCGCAGAACGCACTGAGATATGCAACAGAAGCGTTGGCAAGCAAAAATACTGCAGTGTCCAGCGCATTGGCAGCACAGGCAGCCAAAACTGCTGCACTAGCAGCACAGGTGGCAGCAGAAAAAGCAAGGGATGAAGCTGTGGACATTGTTGGTGGCGACTTTGCTACCAAAGAATATGTTGATGAAGCTGTGGCTAATGCTTCCGGTGATATTGACGGAGGTACATTCTAAGGAGGTGCTGGTATGGTGGACAAAATCCAAAACCGGCGCGGTGGCAAATCTGCTTTGCCAAAGCTTGACGTTGGTGAAATTGGTCTGTGCCAGGATACTGAGGAACTTTATATCGGTGGAAACGCGCGGAATATCCCGGTGTTGACATTGAGCAAGGAGGCCGGAAAGCCTCTTGGCATTGATACCGCACCAACGGATGAAAGCGACAACCTGATCAGCAGCGACGCAGTTTATAAAGCTCTGCGAAGCGTTATTGAATCTATCCCTCCTGTTGAAACATGTGTTGATGGCGTTGACGGCTTTAGTCCTACTATTGAAGTCAGCAAGACCGGCACTGTAACCACACTCACAATAACTGATGTGAATGGACAGAAAACCGCAACTATCACAGACGGCACACAGGGACAGCCTGGCGAGCAAGGCCCACAAGGTATACAAGGTATACAAGGACCTAAAGGCGACACCGGCGATACCGGCCCACAAGGTGAACAAGGACCGCAAGGCATCCAGGGTATTCAGGGGCCGAAAGGTGATACTGGCTCAAAAGGCGACAAGGGAGATACAGGCCCACAGGGCGCTACCGGTCCCACTGGTCCACAAGGCCCAAAGGGAGATACCGGTGCTGCAGGTGCAAACGGCAAAAACGGAACATCCTGCACACACTCCTGGAACGGCAGTGTTTTAACTGTTACGTCAGCTTCCGGAACTACGTCTGCCGATCTCCGTGGCCCTCAAGGTGCTACCGGTCCGCAAGGTGCTACTGGCCCACAAGGACCGACCGGTGCAACCGGCGCGACGGGATCAACCGGACCGCAAGGACCGAAAGGTGATACTGGTGCCACTGGCGCTACCGGAGCTACTGGTGCGGCTGGTAAAACCGCTTATGCTTATGCTAAGGATGGTGGATACACCGGCACTGAGGCGCAGTTTGCTACACTACTTGCTCAAGTCCCTGCTGCTAACGGAGATATTGATGGCGGTACCTTTTAGAAAGGAGTGATTATATTGGCAAGAAAAATTCAGATCAAGCGCGGCAATAAAGCCAACCTGCCTACCCTTGCACAAGGTGAATTAGCCTATTGCCAGGACGAGCAGGGCTTGTATATCGGCAGCTCAAGCGGCAATAAGCCGGTGGGCGGTAAGGCTATTACACCTGCTTTGATCGGTGCAGTAAACAAGGCCGGCGACTTTATGACAGGCTCGCTTCACGCAACGGCTTTCGGTATAAACGGAAACGAAGCGTATGCTTCGTTGGGCGTCAACGAAAGATACAAGGGCGCCGCAATTAGCACATCGGACAACACTGCGGAGGGCTGTTCCCTGGTTGTGTCCACTTCCTTTGGCGTGCTGTTCGTGAATACCAATGGCATTGCTTACCCGGTCATTCACACGGGGAACTTTGAGCAGATGACCGGCTTGGCGATGGCCAGCATTGAAGAATAAAGGGAGGCGAAACGCATGGCATATATAAGAGTTGACCTGCAGATGACCGTGTTCAACGGCCAGGCGGTTACATTTAAGTCCCCGGCAAACTGTGTCGGTGTTGAGGGTTTGAAGGTTTATTACCCGGAAGCAGACGGCACCACTGCCGTAAAGACTTTTGCACTGGCCGACGCACACGGCAACAATGTGGGCAGCATTGATCTCTTTGCTGCTAACGTGTTGGTTAAGGTGATCCTGGACACTGAGGAAAGCATGGCATACGTGCAGAACGCGGACACCAATGCGTACCTGGAAGGCAGATTCGCAGATATAGATTCCAAGCTTGGTGATGCTTTGACAGTTTTGGCTGATGTTGTTGGTGAGGTGTAATTATGCCTACTTTAAATGACTATTTAAGCAAACTGATCGAAGAAAGGGACGAGCTTGCATCAGTTCTCCAAATGATGTCGGTTGAGGCGTCTAAAAGTGAAAGTTTGCAGACTTTGATTCCAAAAATCTTGTATATTCAGCAGGGCGATATTAGCAAGGAGTTTTTTGTTGGCAGCACCATCACGGAGATATACCCGATGGATCTGGGGTATTTGCAGGCTGGTGTGGAGAGTGCAGAACTGGCACCTCATGTATCGGTTACTTCCTTTAACAGAATTGGCAAGGTTGTTGTCGTTGTAAAAAGAACGGCCATTTCGGCAGGCAGTATGTCCTCTTTGATTATAGATGCCGACGGATGGAATGTTACAAACATTGACGAAACGACGATCCATGTATGGAAAGAGTTTGCGGCCACGGACACACCGATTGTCATAACAAATGCGTTTAAGGCAATTAAATTTACCGCAAGCAATGATATTGGTGTGGACGTCAGTTTTTATGTAGAGGGATATGACAGCAAGACCAAATACTACGCTCCCGGAAGTATGGAGATTGACTTTATCAATGGTGGTACTTGGGTATTGGTGCTTAACCGAGTTGGGGCTTGGGATAATGCGTTGTCGAAATCTTGGAGCGATTTGCTGAATATGAGGAAAGTATAAGAGGTGATATTATGCCGAATTTAACTACCAATTATAAACTTAAAAAACCGTTGTATTCTGAACAGGCCGACATTCAGATTATCAATGAGAACATGGACTTGTTGGATGCAGGTGCAGCACGAAAAAAAGATAGAATTTTGTATTTAACCGAGAGTCAGGAATTTACCATTCCGGATGGTGTGTATGAAATTGATATTTATCTGGTTAATGGTGGTTGTGATGGTGCTGCAGGCAGTAAAAATACCGGTAGCAGCAACTACAGACGAGGTGCAGGCGGAGCCGGTGGTGCCGGTGGCGGCGGCTGTTTTATCCCGGCGGTTAAGGTAAATCCAGGAGAAAGTTATAATGTAAATGTTGGTGCTGTTGGTGGGGGTATTACATCTTTTGGTGCATATATTGCTCCTGCCATGAATGTGGCCGGTGGTGCGGGAAGCAGCCAGAAAGATGGTGAGAACGGTAAAATACCTGTAATGTTGGACTATGTTGAGGGTGGCAGATGCCCTCTGGATGGACAGGTTTATGGTGTTTCCGGTGCGTCCGGTGGTTATTGCGCTGCTAATGACACAAGCTGGAAATACGAGGCAGGCAAAGGCGGTGCCGCTGCGGTTGTTACCGAAACCGGAATAACCCCGCCAAGATATGGTACTAAAGCTTATGCCAGCTACACCTCCACGGATACTAATGGCTATATTATTATCGGTGGAGGCGGCGGTGGTTCCTTTGATAATCCGGGTGAGGATGGTACCTATGGCAATCGTAACAATAACGAAGAATTTCACTCCGGTAAAGGCGGCGATGCTACTACATACGGCTGTGGTGGCGGTGGCGGTGGCGGCGGCAATTCCTATATGGAACCAGCTGCCGGCGGCAAAGGCGTACAGGGCGTATGCATTATCGCTTATTAGGAGGTGTTGGTTGTGAAGTTTGCAATTGTTAAAAACGGAATTTGTGAGAATATCATCGTGGCAGGTGCTGAATATGCGGCAAAAATCGGTGCTGTGGAGATCCCTGAAGGCTTTGGCATTGGTGATGTCTTTGATGGTGAAAGCTGGGAACATCCTGAGCCGGGAATTGATCCTGCACCGACAATGGAAGAACGTGTTGCTACACTTGAAACCGATGTTTCCGACCTTACTGCAGCAGTTGAAAGGGGGCTTGCACTGTGATTACTAAAAAAACTTTAGACGCATTGGCATCTGCAATTTATGTTTCTAAGCTCTCCATGAACGGTGAAACAATCAAGGACGACGACCAGCGAATCCGTGCAAGCGGCTTATACGATGAATGGGCTGCAGGCAAGCACGAAGTTGGCGAGATCTACAATGCTAACGGCCAGACCTGGGAATGTTACCAGGCATACGACAACGCAACACATCCGGATATCAAGCCGGATAATGCAGCCTGGTTTACCTTTAACCGTCCGTTACACGGCAAAACTCCTGAAACTGCGCGTCCGTGGGTGGCACCTACTCATAGCATGGATATTTATAAAGCCGGTGAGTATATGATCTGGACTGACGGCAAGATTTATCCTTGCATCCAGAACACTAACTTTAGCCCTGCGGACTATCCTGGCGCATGGGGCGAGCCTGTGGAGGTATAGAATGCCAACTGAAATTATAGTTGCGGCGATTGCTGCATTGGCAACCGTTGTTGTGGCTGCTATTGAGGCTAAGGCTGCAAGAGATCGCAAGAAAGACAAAGAGGACACTGAGGCATACAGAAAATACCGCGAGGAAAAGGAAGCTGCGCATGAGGAATTGCTTTTGCACTTGGTTGAGGGCGTGGGAGCTGCTATCGCTTTAGGCGAGGCGACCGCGCATGCACTTCAACGAGGACACACAAACGGCGACACCGAGGCGGCGCTGAAATATGCGGCGGAAGTGAAGCACAAGCAGAAGGATTTTTTAGCTAAGCGCGGCGTCCATAGCATTGTGGATTAAGGTGATGTTATGAAATTTTCAAAGGTGATCGTGGTTGTAGTGGTGGTGCTAAACATATTGTTTAGTGCTGCTGTACTGGCCGTGTATTGGCACACCGGAAGCGAGCCTGCGGCTTTGGTGGCTGCCTGGTTTGCTTTTACTACCGGTGAGTTGTGGATGCTCTCATGTATCAAGAAAACCGAAACGAAGTTTGGCGACAACGCCACAAAGGAGGACGACTACGATGTTTGAAACTATCGACCTTACACAAGTTTTGAGCGCAGTTATTACCATTATTGCCTTGATTATTACCCGCTATGCTGTCCCCTACATTAAAACCAAGATCGGCACTGACAAAGCAAACGACTTGGCATATTGGGCCGGTGTTGCTGTTACTGCCGTTGAGGAAGCGGCACGTGCCGGCAGGATCGCCAAGAGCGAGAAGTTTGCTGAGGCTGTGAAGTTCCTGGAAGGCAAGGGCTTTACTGCTGATGAGGTTGAGCTGGGCATGGTTATTGATTCGGCTGTATGGCAGTTGATCAATCAGTTTAAGGCGGAAAGCGAGCAGTAAGGAGGCGGCAATTATGACTTTTAAGATTGCGCTGGGTGCAGGGCATGGCCTGGAAACCGCCGGAAAACGATGCTTAAAATCCCTTGATCCTAACGAAACCCGCGAATGGTGGCTGAACGACCGCATTTGTGATTACATTGAATTTTACCTGAAGCAGTATGACGGTTATGAGCTGCTGCGGCTGGATGATAGCGACGACGGGAAAACCGACGTCGCATTATCCGACCGTGTGAAGAAGGTAAACAAGTTTATGCCTAACATCTACATCAGTGTTCACCATAACGCAGGCGTAAACGGCGGCACCG